GACTGGACGTGAGCGTGAAGGATGGTACAAAGTACAATGCCCATTCCACGACGACAGTCATGCATCAGCAACTATAAACCTTGAATATGAAGCGTTCAACTGCTTCGGATGCGGAGCCAAAGGCGATGCATACAAACTAATTATGGAACAGGAAGGGGTTGGTTACCGTGAAGCTTACACACTCGCAGAGAGAATTGCTAGAGAAGGCGGTTACCCATTACCAGAAGTCAATCAACAAAGCAGAAGAGTATCTCACAACACGAGGCTTATCTCTTCAAGACGCTCATACAGTCCGCCTGGGCTTGGTCGAAGAGCCGCTTCCAGGTCATGAACAATTTGCTGGTCGTCTAGCAATCCCATACATCACACCATCAGGTGTGGTAGATATCCGCTTCAGGGCAGTAGGACATCAAGAACCTAAATACATGGGAATGCCAGGTTCCCAAACTCGCTTATACAATGTAAGTGCACTACAAACAGCAGGCGATATTATCGCCGTAACAGAAGGAGAAATCGATGCCATCACTCTCAACTACAAATGTAACATCCCGTCTATCGGCGTTCCTGGGGCGAATTCTTGGAAAAAGCACTACTCCCGTATCCTCCAAGACTTCGAAAAAATCTACATCTTCGCAGACGGTGACCAAGCGGGCAGCGAGTTCGCCCGCAAAGTCGCCCAAGAAGTCCAAGGTGTCACAGTAATTAATTTACCAGATGGTCAAGATGTTAATTCACTTTACCTCACGCATGGTGCACAATACTTCCAAGAGAAAGTAAAACAATGAGTAACATTAAAGATGAATTTTTTGATGAGTTCTATGGAATCGATAAGCCCTTGTGGCATGAACCAAACCCAAAGGTGAAAAGTGGAGGAAACATTACAAATAGCAATTCGATTAATTACGGATTTGGGAATGACTGTGACTGCTGTGACGACACACCCGTCAGGTTTACAACTAACAATCTTAGTTCCTCACGTATAGACATTAAAGAAGAAAAAGATTTTTACTTTGATGTTATCGATGCTGCAGATGAACTAACAGATTTACTTATAAGTAAGCATCAAGACTATGGTCCCTCTAACATTGCACTAGCCCCAGGTGGTCCAGTTAATGGTCTAGCAGTACGACTACATGACAAGGTAGCACGCCTATCTCATCTTACTAAGACTGGTGTAGACCCTAAGCATGAAACTCTACGTGATACATTTATGGATATTGCTAACTATGTCATCATTGGGATGCTTGTCTTAGATGGAAAGTGGGATGCCGAATGAAAACCATTGTAGTCATTCCAGATATGCAAGTACCATACCATGACCCTCGTGCGGTTAAGGCTGTTATGAACTTTGTAGCAGACTATGAACCTGACGAACTGTTCTGTGTAGGTGATGAGGCTGATAGTCCTGAACCTTCACGTTGGAACAAAGGTCTTGCTGGGGAGTTCGAAGGGACTCTCCAGAAGGGTTTGGATAAGACAACTGCAGTAATGGTTGGCTTCAAGGAAGCATTAGGTGACAAGCCATTTCATACTATCAGGAGTAATCATGGGGACCGAATCGAAAATTACGTATCAAGGTATGCCCCTGCCCTCGCCTCACTACGAGACCTTGAATACAGTAAACTGCTTCGATATGCTGAAAATGAGATTACGTACCACGATAAGTTTTATGCCTTCGCCCCTGGTTGGGTACTCGCTCATGGCGATGAAGGTCGTGCCAACAAGCAACCTGGTGGTACGGCTCTTACCTTGGCTAAACAGATTGGGTCTTCAGTTGTCTGCGGACACACCCATAAGCAAGGTATACAACATGAGCACACAGGATTTGGTGGTACTATTAAGCACCGACTTTACGGTGTGGAAGTGGGGCATCTCATGGACTTGGCGCAAGCACACTATCTCGGACAGACTGGTGCTAATTGGCAGCAAGGGTTCACAATTCTCTACCAGCGTAGAGGTAACGTGACACCCGTCACAGTACCAATCAATGGACGTTCATTCGTCGTTGAAGGAACAGTATATGAGTGGTAATGTGGAATTCAACGAACAGACCGTTCAAGAATATGGACCAATGGTACATCAGATATCGAATGAGTATCATAAGAAATATCGAATGGTTGAAAGAGAAGATATAGTTCAAGAGTTATGGATGTGGTTTGCCACTCATACTCGAAAACTAGCAGAATGGAAAGATGAGATTGAAGGTCAAAAAGACCGAGAGAATCTTATTGCCCGTTCACTTCGCAATGCAGCATACGATTACTGCTTTAAGGAGAAGGCTCGTGTTGAAGGTTACAGTACAGAAGATGTTTTCTTTTACAAGAAAGAATTTATCAAACTACTTCTTCCTGCTGTTATATCCGATGATGTTAACCGCATTGCTGCATCGCTTTCCATTGGGGGCAAAACTCCGAAAGCACCTGCTGAATCGAATGATTGGATGGCTTATAGTGCAGATATCAAAAATGCCTTAAGTAAGTTGGAAGACAAAGACCGTGAACTAGTGGAATTGTTTTACGGTCAGGACATGGATGGTGCTACACTACATGAACAGGTTCTACCAGAGAAGTCTACTCCACGGGCTGCAATGATGCAGGCCAATCGAGCCTTAAACAAGATGGTTCGTGAACTTGGTGGCTTCCCGCCACAAACTATTGATGATAAAGATATTAAGGAGACAGTAGATGCGTAAATATGTATCTAAAAAGAAGTTGCGTAAGTATATTAGTCGGTTAGAAAGCGCTAAAACAAATGCTGATATTCGTGCTACTAGTGCATCAGTAGTTGCTATTACTATTGAAAAAGAAAATCTTCAACTTAAGCGACTTATTAAAGGTTTAGAAAACCAGTTAAGTATTAAGAAGTCTGCAGATAAAACTATGGATGAGTTTGATAAGAGTCTGAAGCATTATGAATGGCAAGAACCTAAGAAGACTAAGGGTAGTCAGTTCAAGTCTGACTGGAAGATTCACCCTAATAAGGATAAGTATGATAAGCCTCGTTGGACTAACGAGTTTCCTAACTGGGAAAATTAAATAAAAAAAAGACCCCCCAAGGAATAATCCAAGGGGGGTTCTTTTATATCTATTAACTAGGCATCTTTGTTAACTGTAGGTCTACATCATTGTATTGGGAAGCCCAACCAAGATACTTCTTGCCCCAGTTTTTTGTAAAGAATTCTATGTGCTCTAGACCAACATAATTCGGTCGTGGAGCATCGGTAGTGATAACAACATCTTTCTTATCTGACTGTAAAGCAACATGCCCATATAAGCCACCTTCCCAAAAGTGTGGTGCACCGATAGGAGCCTTAGAAGCATCTGTGTGGCGATGCTTAGCAGGTACATGATTCCATGCATCAATAGCAGAATTATATTTGGGAGGAAGTCCCCAAGCATTCTGGCAGGTGCGATGGCAGTAGCCAAGATAGCCATTCTTTTCATTCAAACGCCACACATTCATGTGTGAGAATGCTTGTGTACCAGTAATTCGACTAACCGACATAAGTCTCATCACCTTTACCATAACGCCCATCTGCTGGATTTAGCCAGTTGATAAGGACTGGAATGGCTGCTGTAAGGCCCACAGAGGCTACTACAGGCAAGTTTAGGGCACTTGGGTTACTAACTACCCAAGCAAGAGAAGCAGCCACACCGACCTTTACAGCGCTTGCTAGAGGGCTAGAGGCTAGCCAATACAAAAAGTGTTCCATTAGAACTTCCTAACTGTTACCATAATCATGCCACCAAAACCAACATTATTCTTGTCAGAAGATGACTCATTGAAAAATTCTACAGACTCAATGATGCCATTATAAACTTCATCAGTTCTGTAGTCTTGCACTAAAACAAAATCTCCAGTCTCTTCCAACAATTCAAGAGCATGAAGAGCATCATAGGACCTACCACGATAACCAAACTCAATATTAAAGTTATCCATCTCCAAGTCAAAACATGATAACGGATACTGTATCAGCCTCTGTCTAGGGGCAGCAGGTAGAGACTTCAACTGGTATGACTCCAAAATAGGATAATCAATATTAGGTGATGCGTTAGTGAACGTAAAACGTAAACCTAAAGACTCTTGAGGAGTATTAGGATACTTCAGTTCAATATCGTTACCTAAACCATCACCAGTCAATGTTGCAATATCGTAACGGTTGCCTAAATAGTCTACAGTCTGCAAACCAATACTGTCACCTGAACCAATGTAAGCATTGGTACGTAGATACTTGAAAAACTTGGACTCTGCAGTAGCATAACGAATAAGCCCAGTTTCAATATATCCACTGGAACGCTTCAGCGAAGGATTCTCTAATACAAGTTCACCAGTAGAACCACCTTCAGCATTAATTACCATGCGGTCATTAATGTGATATACGTGTTGACCAGTGCGACTAGCACCACCCGAATCATATTCAAGGTCGTATGCCCAAGGGAATGTGCCATCATCGAATGCTGTAGATAAATCTACACGAATAAGGATAGCGTGCGTTGCACCATTTTCTGCAAGGACAGTAGTGGAAGCATAAACAAACTTTTCATTAGTGATAACATCAGTAACATCATAGTCTGAAGGGAACAGTAGAGGACTGAGAGTAACAGTGCCATACAAGTCTACTTCACAAATACGAATACCTTTATTGGTTGCTACACAAAGATACCCAAGATAATATTTGAGACAGTTAATTGTTTCACCAAAAGGTAGTGAGGCAACCATTTCTGCACCAGCAACGTCAGGCAGGAAAGTAGTATCGTTAAAACCGATAGACCAAATTTCACCAGTCTTACCAGTATTACCTGCAGCATAAAGATGCGAAGGTCCACTAGTAATAGCAGTCCAGTTAAACTTAGTATTAATATGAGTCTTGCTTCCTAGCGTATTTCCAGTATTCAAATCTGTACTACCAGCAGTGTGAGGATTTGCACCACTAGAAGTATGCGTAGTATCAAGAAGCCACAACACATTTTCGATACCAGCCCACAGATAACCCTTCTCATATTTCACATAAACTGAAGCATCAGATGCAGGATTATAGTGATACATAATAGTATCAGCATCAGTAGTTACACTACCCTTGTGAATAGCCCTGCTACATGCAGCATAGTAACTATCACCATCAGCAGTAATAGACTTGAAAGGATAAGAACTATGGCTAGCCAAACTATTACTCACATAAGATGTAGTAGTCATAGAGCCACCATCAGCAGCAGGAAGAAGAATCTTTTTCAACGCACCAGTGGAGTCACCATTGACTAGACATTCCGTAGTGCCCGTGTATGCGGCAGCAGCACGAATAGCAACACCATCAGTATAGGCAGTGTAGCAGTCATTCAACATACCAACCTGACCGATAGTCCAAATGTCTACACCACGAGAATCCTTGAAACGGTGAGTGATATGCGTAGCATCCAAGCCAGGTTCAAAATATTTGATACCTGCACCATGATGCCAAGAGGTTTGCGACCGAAGCCACCAACCAAGCAGAGTCTGCTCACCAGGTTCTGTAGACGCATCAAACTGGTCCTTACGGTATTGTGCAGTCTGACGCTGATACTTGTTCTGATTGTTGGCAGAAATAACAAAACCAATATCTGCAATAGAAACATCGTAACTTACATTAGTAAGTTCAAAAGTTTTATTAGACTTTGGACGAGTTAAATCGTACTGTAAATCTTCAGTAATATCTTTAGTGACAGTAGAAACAAGTTCTGCTACAGCAGTAGATGAAGTACCAGTAGCAGTAGACTTTACAGTAAACTGTGTACTAGTTGCGGTATTTACACTAAAATATGCAGCAACAGAAGACGTAGCAACATTTGGAGTATTATATCCTGCAGTGGTTGCACCAGAAACTGTAATCTTGTCACCTGCAGTGAACGTATTCGCTCCAGTATAAGTTACTAAAGCACCAGCACCAGAACCACTACTAGATATGGCTGTGACAAAAACTGGTGTAGCCATTACGCTACCTCATAAGTTCCAGAAATAAGTAGAACATCACTAGTTCCCCAAGTGAAAGGAACTGTAGTAGTTAGAGGACGTGAAGTAGCACCAGCAGTGGCAGGAGTAGCAAGAGGAGTAACACTTCTATCTGTACCAATAGCAACCTCGCCAGCATAACGGTTACCAGAACCACCAACCCAAGCGATACATTGACCAACAGTATTAGCAATAGGAGAACCAGGAGTAGAAGACAAGTAGAATGATACACCTGAAGAACCAAAACTAGCAGTTGATGAACTTGATGCGTAAGTAACAGAAATTCGGAAGTGAATAGTTTTACCAACTTGGCTATATGCAGCAGCAACAGTAGCATTACCAGCAGAAGCACCTGTACCGCTCCAAACAGGAGTCCAAGAAGTCCATGCTCCAGGATTAGAAATTTTACCGTTAAGTTGCGTCTGAATATTAGATGTTACACCATCAAGATATGAAACTTCCACAGCAGTAATAGTAGCAGATTCTGCAGAAATAATTCCAGCAGAACCCATAGTCAAAGTGTTACCTGCCGAGATAGATATAGGAGTAGCAGAAATAGTTCCACCACTAATAGTCGCACCACTAACAGTTCCACCACTAATAGCAGGAGCAGAAAATGTACCATTACTCACAGTAGGAGTAGAAATAGTTGGTGTATTAATAGTCGGAGACGTAAGAGTTTTAAGTGTTAACGTCTGAGCCTTCAATGTGCCAACAACAACACCCTCATCAGCACCAATACCATGAAGAGTCTTAGTAATATTAGTAGTAGTAACACCTGGATTTTCACCATTGTTAATAATACTATAAGCACCAACAGCCTCAATATGAGACTGAGCCTCACCAAGGTCACGACCAGTAACCATGTGGCGAACAACAGAACCATTACTATGAGACTGTGCAGTAGTACCATCTTGACCACGAGTAACATTCAACTGTCCAGCAACACCAGTACTAGACGTTACAGTAACAATTTCTTCAGTAGCCAAATCAGGGTCAATGACAAGAGTATAAGGATACGTAGTAGGAAGAGTAGAACCACTATCCAAAGTAATAATAGTAGCCGAAGAGTTCACACCACCAGACATACTAAGAGTACGCTTCTCCACAGTGGACTTAAAAATTCTAGCAGACATATTTACCTCGTATAGTGGACACGGATATTGTAACGTGAATCAAGTTTATT